CTAATATCAGAGCCTCGGGCGGTAGCTGCAATTGCTGACTTGGCCCTTCCGTCCTCAGGCCCATCGGCCATTAAGGGCTCGGAAGTCGTCATATTAGTCAATGTATCATCGTTCACTCGAAGGATATCTGAAGCGGACACGACATGCTGAGGAGAAACCATGGCCCTCTGATAGTTTTGCATCTCGGGCATCATAGCCTGCAAAACATCATCATTCAGCACTTCCTCGTCTGTGTCATATATCGTCTCTTCATCCCCCTTGGGATTAACTCGCACCTTTAGTTCTTCTTTATTGCGATACGTATTGTGTTTCACCTGTGATCATCCCTTCCATATATGGCACGAGCCAGTTCGTTTCTAATATACTATCTTTTATTGACTCGTCAGCCTTAGTGAGATATTCTATATATAGGACGTTATCTAACACTATCCATTTTATAGCGATTTTGTCCTTCTTAAATGATTCAATAGCCACATCGGGATCGAATCCAGTAACTGGCACTACTGTGCGACGCGGAAAAGTGATGGTCCGCCGATTAAACACATCCTTCATAGCCTGAAGCACATTGAGGGTAAAATCTTTGTCTGCACCGCTCGGCACCAATACCGGCTCTTCCGGTGGTGCATCATCAGCTTCTACCACATGTGGAAAATGGGTCTTCAGATAATTCACTAGCTTTTCGAGATCGCCCTTCGCGACAATTTTGTCATAGACACGCTGCATGTTATCGCGGTTATGATGGCATCCTTTGCTATTCTTCATCTCCTCCGTAAAATCGTTATAAATCGCCTCGTCATACCTGAAGAGCCAAGCCTGTATCTGTGGCGATGTGCTTAGTCCGCAGAACTGATTCACCTTGACTTTCATTTGACCACCGCAAAAAGGTAAACATTCGGAGAGCATTCACCAGCGTGCTCTACTACATTAGCTACCAACTGCGCTTGCAAATCAAGATCTTGGCCAAATTCAAATCCGGACAATGGAGCTAATTCGCCATACATGTCAATTGGCCAGGCAAAAGCAACCGTTGTCAACCCGTCGTACCCAAGCATCTTCGATAATCTTGCAGACAGGCAAATCACCACATAATCTTGACCAATCGTCTTACACCTCGAAAAATTAGAAAGCCCTCGCAGATAATCATGTTTAATTTCAGCAGCTATGGCGACATTCTGAAGATAGCCAAGATCGGCTGACTTCTTTCGAAGTACAAACCTGATGTTCCCTCGTGTGCTTGTAGGATCCATAGACGGGATGTAGAAATCAATTTTCCCGCCCCTGTGGCTAAAGTCCATCGTCAAACCAATGTAAGCCGCACGCACTGCATCAACCGAATCAAAAGCACCCTTATTCAACAGCCTGTATGTCATACTACCAGAGACAATGCGAATATCTCCGCGATACTTGCCGTCTATAAATGCATCTACGTCTATAATCTCAAGTTCGTACGTGCCCTCTGGTGCAACCACTATTAGCGGGTTCGTAGAGGAAAAGAACAGCGACGCATCTAAAACATGCAATTCTTCACTAAACGCTTTTATAGATTGAACTGTGGCAGACTGAACAGTGAGTCCTTCGGACCCAATCAGATTACCGTATTTCTCCCAGCTGAATTGATGGTCTTCGTGGATATGCACGCCGGAATTCATGCGCTCATATGGCACAGAAAAAACGAAAGTTTTAAAGTTGTCTCCTAGTGAATCGGCTTGATCAATTCCTGGCACTACGACATCAAACCGATAATGCCCAATTGTCGTGTCGTTGGTTATCGACCACGAGGACACGCCGAGTGGCTTACCCTTATAAGAACGATAAGCAAACACCTCACCGCCATATGATCCAGTGCCAGATGCCGCAACAGTGCCTGAAATATAAGTGTTCTCGCCGCGCATAATCACGAAGAACTGATCGCTTGAAGTATCAACAGCTTGACTGGGAATAGCTTGATTTCTATTTTCAAAATCAATGGCATCAGATTTTACAAAGCCACCAGAGCGTTGAGTGGCAGATGTCGTATTTGGTGGCTGCGGAAACCTTGCACCAGTTGTGCCGGCAGGTGCAGATTGGCCCTGCAAAGACAGGCTACTATTTAGGGCAGTATTGCCACTCGTATTACTGGTAATGGGATCATTGCGCGTATGAAGAGTAATCTTGGCACCAGCCACAGCGGCCGTCGCAGCCACACTTTCCATATGTTGTCGCAATTGCGCATTTTTGCGAACTGATTCGGTATACTCTAAAGATATACACAGCGCACGCTTCTGTTCGTTAAACAAATTATTCATCTGATTTAGCCAATAGTCAGTAACTTTTTCATATCCTGCCTTGAGGCGCGCTAATTCTTCAAGGTACTTCGCTTTAATGGTGTTCTCAATGTCTGTCATATCGACATAATAAGCCCTGCTCGGTCCATCTAGGGTTGTCAATCCCAACACCCATTTACTAGATGCATCCTTAAGCTTAATCTTACTAACAGGAGCATATTGACCAACTGACTGCCTATCAAATTCAAGCTTGTATGTGCCTGGTGCGCATTCATTTAACACGACGCGAACATCAACCAAAGCTTTGCCACCGCTTTCGACGGCGAAAGTTTCCGGCTCTACTCTCAGGGTGCATTCTGGAGCGTTGCCCTGCTCGCCCTGCTCACCAGGCGGTCCTGATAGCACAAAGCTAGTGCCCTTCTCGCCAGTCGGACCCTTTGGCCCTCTATCGCCTTGTACACCTTTGCTTACATAATTGCCGTTGACAATCAAAGCATCGGTGAGTTCTTGCATGTCGATAGTAAAATCATAAGCATATGTATTCTCATGCACTTGAAACGGTAACGTCTCAGCAATCTGCTTCCCTTCCGCATCGACATTTGTAAAGAGAGCGTCACCAGTGACATTTACGATATTATCGGCACTTTTGAAGCCAACAGTACCACGTGAGAACCGCGTCGGGCAATTATCACTTCCTAGAGTAGCAGTGAGTGGCGGTACCAGCAGCTTGTTAATCTTCTGCACATCTGAGGCTACCATCAAACCTGACTCAGTAGGTGTTGCTGGTGGTACCGCACTGGCTACACTGCTAATGCGATTCCAAGTATTGCTTTGCAGATCAAAGGCATAATACACGCCCCTGGTCACCTCAAAGACCATGCCGTCTGTCGGATTGACTGGGAATTGAACGAACTTATCCATCACAAACCTTCCTGATCGAGCAGTTTATATTGAATCAATCCTGACTTCAATGGTGCGCCTTGAGCAGCCTGCGGCTTGTATGGCTCAGGCACCGTGTTATCTAGGACTCTGATGCTGCCAGTGAAAGATGGTGGTGCTGTGTTGCCCGTACCGGCACCAGAAATGGTTACCAACTCGTTCAAGCCGACTGTGACCACTAGCTGCTTAGTCTCGTTTCGACTCACTTTGATGGCGATCCGATTCGGCGAACTAACACCAATGTAAATGTATACTTCTGCCGGCACATCAAGTACTTTCAGATCAATCTGGACTGTAAGTTTATCACACGCAGATTGCCAAGACAACACTGGATATTGCCATGCTGGTGCTGCCGTAGCAGCAAAAGAATAGCCCACTTTTGGTGGCTCAAGTGCGGTAATTGAAGCATGCTTCGAATAGAAGCGGCCGAGGCAATTGAGATACTCCGGCTTGCCGTCTTTTCCTGGTATGATTACTGGCTGATCGGCAGGCTTCTTGTACTTGAACACAGCAGTGTAGCTGCCGCTTTGCTTGGTCGCACTTTTGTTATTTCTGATTCTGATACTTTGCCCTGCTCTGAATGTGTAATCTTCGTCTAGTGTGTCACCTGGCTTGAGGCTAATCAATTTCTGTTGGCTAAATCCAAAGTCTGGGAATTCAATGTCGACGTAATCGGTGGCTACCAGCTGCACGTTCAAGATTTGAGAATAACAAAAAGCAGACAAAGTAAACACATGTTCTTTTTCGATAGATGTAACATTTAACTGTTTAGGATAATTGTTAACATTTTCATTAGAGAATATGGCATCGACGCCTCGCACCCCGCCAAACCTTCCACCAATCCGAAAACATTCTAGCTCTCTCGGGAAATATTGTCTTGTGTTGACTATTCTAGCTGTTCCAGAGTAAACTTTCTCGCGTGGATTATTTATTGCTGGCGCTGCAACAGTTATCCTATCGGATTTTTTAACTATGAATATGCGATAGAATTGATCTGCGGCATCGATGGTTTCTACAATCTGCCCATTAAAATAAACGAAAGTCTTGTCAAAGCACTGCAAAGATATTTCTACTTCTATCCCTGACTCACATCTGCCTACAAAATCTACCGCCACAGCGACTTCCCCAAAGGTCTGACGTGGTACTTTCGATGCGTCGAATTTAAATCCGATGGCGCTTATACGTATCAATGGATCATTGTAATCATATATTGGTAAGACATTGACGAAAGTATATCTATCTTGGAGTTCATATGTCAGACAGCTCTCGCGATAGTCAGAATCATATGGCGCTGGATTACCAAAGCTATAATTGTCTGCTGGCCGAGGCGGCAGAGGCCCGGGCGGAGGGGGTGCTGGTGGTGGTACAGGTGGCGGTACAGGTGGCGGTACAGGTGGTGGTACAGGTGGCGGTACAGGAGGCGGCACAGGAGGCGGCACAGGAGGCGGCACAGGAGGCGGCACAGGCGGTGGCACAGGAGGCGGCACAGGCGGTGGCACAGGAGGAGGAAGTGGAGCTGTATCGCCGAATTTCGACAGGCTAACACCATATTCAACAGCTGGTGTGTTGAATTGTGTCTGAGCGAGCTGGCCAGAAATGCCACTCAATATGCCACGTGCTTCGTCGTCGACCAGTTCAATATATTTCTTGGTCTGACTCTTGTAACGCGCATCTGCAGCAAACAGCTCAGCTTCGTACTTGTTGGCTAAGGCAGCGATCAAGTCATCGAGAGTGACTGAAGCGTTAAAATAAATGCCATTCGGCGATTCAACAGCGTTGTTATCCGGCGTCCTCAGCATGAAAAGGTTCAGCGGCGTAGTATCATTATCGGGTTTTGTCAACACGTAGTCCTGAAGACGCACAGGAGCACACTGGTCATCGGATACTGGGTATGTGACCGACCGCAGCAATTGAAGCGTCTGAAGCCTAGAAGAAGCAGAATTTTCAAAAAATAGAGCACTTGTCGTGATTGTGAGCTCACAGCCGGCATTGCTGTTTGCCTTGACCCTCATCTGCACTATTGCACGATCCGTAGTGCCTTCCAAGTCTCGATAAATGACTCCAGCTAATTTGAAAGTCCTGAGCACGTTATCGCCTGAGAACCCAGGAATACCACTAGGCCCACCGCAAAACCCGCTGTAACCTTTTGGGCCGACATTGCCGCAATCGCCTTCGGCACCCTTCACCGACCTTATCTGAACCTTCGTGTTTCGCATCCAGACGTCTTTAATCCTAAATTGCATCACAGGCGGAGACACCTCATTGTCTCCGCAGCATTCGTTCTGAGGCACGTCAATGTAACAATTTTCTATTGCTGCATCTTCATTAAAGCAAGTTATATCGATACTATCAGATACTAGTTTGATATCTCCGGTTATCAATTCACAAGAATTGTCATTTACTTGTTGTAAGGGATGCAAAATCAGTCCAAAACCACCACCGGCATTTTGGATTCCGTCGATAGTGGCCTTAAACGAAGCTGGAAGTAATCCTACAGTGGCTTCATCGGCGGTAGGAATAGCCTCTGCTACGCCAACCCTCTCCCAAAGCTGATATAAGCCATTAAATTGCCACACGACTCTATCCGAGTCGATGAATTGCTGGCCCGAAAATGGATTGACTGGTAATCCCATCTAGACAAATCCCCTAACTTATCTTCGGCTGGAAGCATTCAGCGTCATCCATACAAATATTTAATAACTGCTGATAACGGAGATACGACATGGATTTTATCAGAGCACAATGTGCACAGCAACAGCTTAATGACCAAATCCCGATGACTAACAATATTATCGGCACAGGCGTCGGGCTAAAATATGTCAATGGTCGACCGACACCTGAGCCTGCAGTGTTAGTCTTCGTGCAGAAGAAATATGCAGCAGACGAAGTCACCAAACAAAGTGACCTCGAGTTTATCCCCACAAAAGTCGATGGCGTCACGACTGATGTAGTCGAAGTAGGACATATCATTCCACAAAGTCTTCGTGCAAAGTGCCGGCCACTTCTTCCAGGGACCAGCATTGGCCACCGTGGCATAACCGCTGGCACTCTTGGCGGATTTTTCATCGATCGAGATCACGACCTGGTTATCCTCAGCAACAACCACGTGATAGCAAATGAAAACGCCGCAGCCATCGGAGATGAGATCGTCCAACCAGGTCCAATGGATGCTAATGGAAACTTATCGGCAATAGCCAACCTCAAAAGCTTTGTGCGAATCGAAGCTAGTGGTAACCTACACGACAGCGCAATCGCGAAAGTGAGCGATTCTCTAAAGAATGGTTCCGGAATCAACGTCTTTTATCCAGCCCTCAATCGCGCCATCTCTGGCTGGGCGGACCCTACCATCCAGACGCCAGTCCAAAAGGTAGGCAGAACGACCGGATACACCAACGGTAGGATCATAGCGACCAATGCGACATTCACAATCGGATATGGCTTTGGTCCTGCCACATTCACCGATTGCATTGTTTGCACAAACATGAGTGCTGGCGGTGATAGTGGCTCAGTGATCATGGACATGAACATGAACGCAGTAGGCCTGTTGTTTGCTGGGTCTGGCAAAGTGACGCTAGCGACTCCGATCAGCAAGGTCAGATCTCATTATGGACTGGAGATCTACAACAGTTCGGCAGTGAAGAGCACAGTAAGCCTAAATCTTGAAGACTGGCCGGATTTGGCCGAAAAGCCTACGACATTGTACTCAGAAGGCTGGAAGACAATTGACAATGGGGCTGAGATAGAACTGTTTGACAGTCACCTCGAAATCAACGCGTGCACTGATCAAGCCTGTTATAAAGAAAAGGAAATCTCTACACCATTCGACTTGGCGCGCTTTAGCGTTGAACGCTGCAGCGACGAATCCGAGGTTTATGGACCAGGTATCGCTCTACACTGGTCAAATGGTTTTATAAAGCTGAATCTGCAAGCAAACGGGACGATTTGCGCCACAGTTAACAAGATGCAATACACAATGCCCTCAAATGGCGAGCCGAAGGTAAGCCTACGAATCAATAAGGAAGGTAATTTGCTTTGTGCACAGTACCTTAACGAGGGGGTCTGGTCTACTGTCATGTGCGTGCCAGCAAGCATCGTCGAAGGTGAACCCAAACTCATCAGAGTTGGTAAGCTAGACGAGGAAGGCGGCGGCAAGAGCCTCTGCCAGACTGGCAAGCTCGGGTCGTGTAAGATAGAAAACCTACTCTACAGTTAGGCTTGCTCGAAACTCCGGAGCTGATGGCCTAATGCCAAGATTGCGGGGTTCTTTGAATCAGTCGCCAAAATCAACTTGCCGAGTGCCACGGCGAGATCGACATCAATTCTCAAGATTATCCGACTGTCCACCTCGAACGCAGGCCCCTGTGGTCGGTAATCTCGAGCATCTTTTGGTTGTGGCTGTTCCATATCTGTACCCTCGGAACTCGTATAATTTTGATTTATTTGATCATTCATGGGAGGCACATTCTTAAATGAAGAAACGTCATCGTAAATTTGATATAAGAAAAGTGCAAGGAGATACCCCCTCGGAAGATATTTTGGCCGAAGGGAAACCAACAATGAAGCCAGCAAAAAGTAGTCGCACCAAGCGTGATCTGAAAAATTGGCAGGAGCTAATTGATCAGGAAGGAAACGGCGATTGGAAAGCCGTTCGAGACAAAGGATTTGAACATCCACAACAAGGACATAAAGAGCACAAAAGAGATTTAATAAAACATATAAGACCAAAAACAGCCAACCAGCAACATTATTTCAATTGCATTGACACCTGTAGCGTGACGCTATGCACTGGCCCAGCCGGCACAGGCAAGACTTATATGGCGTGCGGAATTGCCATTGAACGCCTACTTGCGCACCAGTTTACCAAGATAGTATTAACACGCCCCATTGTTGAGTGCGGCAGCAACTTAGGCATTCTACCTGGTGGAATCGCAGAGAAGACTGACCCTTACATGGCTCCAATGTTTGACTCACTCAGCGACTTCATCGATCGGGGGTTCCTGACCAAGCTCAAAGACCAAGGCTTGATTGAAGTATGCCCTCTTGAGACCATGCGCGGCCGCTCATTCAACGACACTTTCATGATACTTGACGAAGCGCAGAATGCCACTCATAAGCAGCTCAAGATGTTTCTTACAAGAATCGGCCTAAATTCGAAAGTCGTAGTCTGCGGAGACGTGACGCAATCCGACTTGAAGCACGTAGACAAAAACCCGCTGCTTTGGGCATGGGATTCACTATCACACCCAGACATTGCGAAAGTAACACTTGAAGCCATCGACGTGCAGCGTCACGGTTTGGTCAGATACATCTTGGAAAACCTGAAAGAGTGAAAACCATAAATAGGGTATGCTCCCAGGCACCCTACTTCTAGCCGATTGTACCGTACATTATGAGGGACGCGCCAAAAGCGCCCTCAAGCGCGGGCAATACCTTGTGATCTATAAAGCAGATGGCTCGCTAGCGATCCATGGGCTTAACAAGATTAAACCACTAAATTACTTAAGCAATAAAAGCAAATTACTTGTAGAAGGTAACCTTTATACTTGGACTAGGAAGAAAGAGCGAATAATAGTTAATGTCTTTAGCACAGAACTAAGTAAGAAAATCGAACTCTCAGAGCATGAGCCTGTTAAGACACACACCGAGAAGGAACTAGTTGAAAAAATCATAACTAACTGGGATGAATTACTGGGCCATTCAGCCGGCACCATAGTTAAAGAATACCCAACACCACATGGTCCGATCGACTTATACAAGAACTGCAATGGCTTACATGTCATAGTTGAAGCCAAAAGAAAGACGGTCACACTAAAGGATGTGACACAGATCCTGCGTTATAAGGAAACATTCGACGATCAAACCGCTTGCTATATCGCTGGGCCTGGAATATCTAAAAACGCCGTAGCGTATGCTACAAACCACGACGTACACTATCTCAACGTCGACTTTGACCGTTGACCAATTATCGTAAATCCATCATGAACCTCTATTCCTACCAATTAATACCCTGTAGCTGATTCTGCGCAACGGCATATTGTATGCTTCAAGCTGACACTTCAATAAGAGTTCCGGATGGTGCGTGCATTTCGCGGATAACCACGCCACATTATTATAGACGCCACAATACACATCCATCAGATGTGGTGGCCCAATCGCGAATTGGTCATTTATACCAGCGAAATCCTCTTCATTTGGTATGTTAATTGATCCTGGATCCAAGATCGACAAGTCCAAATCACTTTTCGGCTCACTGTCATATCTCATCCTGATGACATAGTCATAACTTATACCAGAAGCGCGCCTAAGTTCGTTTGCCCTGAAGATGCTATAATACATGCTAAGAGCACCGGTGTCGGCTCTTGACATGTTGCTGCCAGCATTCTTCATATAACTATGAAGCTGGATGAACTGCAAATTGGCAGTATCGAAATCGTCTTGCTGGTATCTCGCCCCTATTCTCGATAACTCCTTAATTAAACGTTCCGTTTGAAGCCTACCATTGGCTCTTTTTGACCAAGAATTCTGCGCTATTTCTTTAGTCTCACCCCATAAGTGTGCATAAACATCCACATCGTGAGAGCTTCTCAATCTGTCGATATATGCAATGGAGTAATTCGCATCAATCGCACGACCTGACAGGCACACGGCTATTTTCGAAGCTTGCGGTTTGACGTGAACACCATCGAGTGCATTAACTTTGAATTTTGTTGCTTGGTCGTCTTTAGAAGCCGATTTAGTACGTGATATCTGCTTTCGCGTCGATTTTGTCTCCGGCAGCAATTCTATTAGACCTAGCTTTCTATATCGATCATAAAATGCCGGCAAATGCATTGACTGATTAGGCTGCAGATACTGCATTGTACCATCAGGCTTCCTCAATGCCACTTTATAGTGATTTTTATTAATATAGTTAGGCATATTCACTGTCGGTGTTGCAAAACTATGATATCTTTAAGATGGGGCTTTCTGGATGAGCCTTAGCCCGCCGATAAAGGCATTGTCATTGTCACCTTTCTTGCAGCCCTTAGGAAATGGGTCTAGCTTCTTGGAATTACCGCCACCGATCACGACCTCATCAGCAAGCAGGCAAAACCGCAAAGCCTCGATGGCTTCGGACACATTGCTCTGCCAGCGCACCTTCCCAGACGACTCCAAGGCTTTTGTGCCAACAAGACTTTCAAACGTCTTTTTCTTAAACGGCAGGTGACCAGCCTCAAGCGGTAATATGTGCCAATCATCTACTATGCAGGTGCCTAGGCCATATCCTAACCCTAAGAACAACATCCGACCGCTACCACTGTAAGAACCGTACGCCTGCAGTGCTGCATCGTTGATCAGATGGACTGGCTTATCAAACGCCTTCTTAAAATCGAATTTCTTCCAACCTTTGCCAAGATTGATGGGCTCACATTTGATTTTCCCATTATGGATGACACCTGGGTACCCTACGACGACACGATCGAATTTCAATTCCAGGCGTCGTATATGTCGAACGACTTTATGCGGTGTGAGATCTCTCCCACTCGGAAGTTTATCGCATTTAACGACTTTTGATTGCGTGACCATCGCTGGCTTGACGCTATTACCACCAATGTCGATCACTAACAGCTTCATGTTGTTTACCTCAGATGTCTGGCCTCATGACTGGCACACGTGACATTACTGGCATCAAGGTCTTGTGCTTGTTAGCCCAAACGAGCTCAAACTCTGAATAGTATTTGATAATCTTATTGCAACGAGGCTCAAATACGCCATGCGACCATCTTGAGCTATCGGCTGCACCCTTGACAAGATACATCATACGTGGAAATCTTACTATCCTACCAGTAAGCCCGCGACAGTCATATACGTACTTCTGATACCTTTCGATGTTAATCGGCTGCAACGGATACAATCCGTCAAAAGTGTCATCAGCGTGGTGTATCATTGGGTCTGCGATATCAAGTGCCGCTAACACGAGCTTCTTGCTAACTACTATGTGCCGATCCTGAATCCCACCGTAATCTTCACTTTCTGGCATGTAAATGTAATCAGGGTCTAATTCTGATAACTTGACATGGTCATACTCGAAGAAATTGTCACTCCGCGTCATGATGAACCAGTCGTACTTGTCCAGAAGACCATGCATCCTAAGGTTGTTACAAAGCCACCATCTATAAAAAATCGGAATTGCTGACCCGCTTATTTGCTGGTATTTTGGGTCTTCTATACCACCGAGCCATATGTCCTTGATTTTAAGCAGTTGCCGCCAATTAGGCGTTGCACCAGACATTGCACAAGCGGCATCGAAAGCATGGCCGTAGTCTGCGGGCTCAGGATATAAAAACTTATACTTGGCGTTGTCAAATAGTGGATTATTAAAGTCGTAGCCTTGGCTTACACCAATCGACAGGCATAAATCGGAACCAGTCACTTGCAACAAGTGGGTCCGAAAATTATTCCAGGTGACCTGCCAAGTTCTAGTCGAACAGATGACACACGTCAGAGCTTTCATCTTGCACCGATCTCAAAGTGTTTTATCATCGAAACAACAGCTTTATGGTCAGTCACATTGACCGGCATGAACGATTGGCCTTCAGGGGTAGCGGTCTTAAGGAAGTAATTGCCATCAACATTGGCGAGCATCACTTCGCGCCCGTCCTCTGACCGGATTTCACATCCCCGAAAAGTTAAAAAGAAAAATTTATCACTATCACCAACAGTCCACATTGTCCCATAGATCTCTGTCAGAGTCTTAGAGATATAATCAGCCACTCTTAAATCTATTTCAGCCATGGTCGGTCCACTATGCACGGCCTCGTCCTTTCCTAACTTCGCTATTGCATAGGAACCAACGCAACTTAGTTACCGATTCTTCATGACATTCTAAGTCACATTTGCAGATCAAAAGATTGTAATCTATGAAAGTGACTTTTGTGTCCGATGGGTCAACATATACGACTCTCTTTGTCTTTTTATTTTTAAAGAACAGCAACGTTGCCCCATGGTTTAACTTGCGAAACGGAGCCCATTCCTGACCCGAGGCTTCCCTAAATAGCAAACGCAAGTATGAGTCAATGTTCATCCTGGCTCCAAAGCCGCCGACATCGGCCCTTTTTCACCTTCATGAAAAGTAGTCAGCTGATCCAATTTAAGCTCACCCAGTTCTTTTGAGCCAGACCACACTATTGATCTGCCAGTCTCATGGGTTTCGAGAGCGTGTCGAAACGACTCTTCTACTGGTTTACGAAACACTTTCATTAAAATGGCTACGACGAACTCAAATGTGTGGTGGTCATCATTAAAAATGATGAGATTATAAGGCGGCAGTACCGCCGAATCCACAGACTCTTCTGGTAATGTTGAACAGGGCACAGGACGCACCTCCTGCACTTTAAATACACAGAAATGAAATCAATCCTTGCTAAATTTAGTACGAAAGCTGGTGTAAGCGATGATGCACCAGAAGATCACAAGAGGAGCACCAGAAACAAGCAGAGCAGCTATGCGATCGCTGATAAGAAGAGGCACTAAACCACAACTGGCCAATATGCAGAATAGCAACAAGAATGAAGTGACAATTAGGCTAAAACTAGACGGTGGTGGTCCCTTTGAGCCCGACAGTGACATCGCCACTAAGACCAATCCCATAAACCCAACAGCCACAGCACCCATAAAATTGGCAGTGCACAACAAGTATACTAATAAAGCGTGTAGATCCATGTGGTCTTTAATTCTGCTCTCTGAAAGAAAAAGGCCTGTCATTTACACGCGTATGAAACTGTTGAGCACCTTCCGGCTCACCAGCAAATAGCCGACCAAGCCGTGCTTCACCGCCTAAACCAGGCCATTCAGCATTGTTGGTACCAACCAAATACGCTGATGTCGCACCCTTAGGGCTCAAAAGGACAGAATCTTGGCAGTACTTGATACCAAGATCAGACATATTGTGGTTAAATTGAATATCATCATAAACGTTCACCACAAAAAATGAATTCTCACTCACTCTGCGGTGCACTTGCGGGCTCAATTCTTCGAGATAGGCCCCGCGCACCGGCACTACGACGTATCCAAAGGCTTGGAGCTCGCCTTTCAATTGGGCTGTGTTGGTCTGGTTGATCGTATATTTCTTGGTCTTACGTCTATTTTGACCTTGAACGGCCGTAGATCTACCATAGACGTCATCTAAATTCGGAAGCTTGTCTCCGGCACAGTTAGTGCTATCTGCTGGATTACCCCTGTTGGCTGAAATAATAGCGCAGTCGTATTTGGTAGCATAATCATATAGCTTACTTAAGCTCGATTCCTTGATGATATGCTTGTGGTTCACGTCTTCTGTAATAAAACGTGCAAGGTACTCGATGTCGTTCATACCGATACTCCAAATATATGCATACGATATATTTGTGCGTGCCATCATACCCGTTGCAGCACATACCGAGCGTGCCAGTAATCATCATTTTCGCCAAACGGCTTGCCGTTGTCGGCCCTAGCGACATTTAAAACATCAAACCCAGTTGTTCTGGCGAACAAATCTATTTCGGTTGGGAAGAAATAACGTGCCTTGTGCACCTCGCTCCCATCGGCATAAGCCGCACCGATATCGACATCCTCGTCTTTCTTTACAAACTTCCAGCTATAAGAACATGTGACCATGTTAGTCATCAAATGCACTTTCGGCTCAACCACCCTGATCAGGTCGAAGTCCTTATCTTGTATGCGTTTTGCTCGCCGCTCTGGCTTTGTGTACAGAACGGTTGGCCCATGCCAGACGTCGAATATGAACAACCCACCTGGCACAAGATGGTCGTGAACCCTGCGAAACGTATCGATAACGTCTTGGTTAGTGATTTGATAGCACAGCACGGCTGACATCATAACGACAACGTCAAAATGGCCATTCAACACAAACGAACGTGCATCTTGGCACAACAGTTCCACATCAGGATTTAACTGCGCGGCGCGCTTAAGCATTCCCGCTGAAATGTCAACGCCGACTACCTTCTTGTGACGATGTTTAAAAAATTCGAGATGCCTACCTGTGCCACATCCTAAGTCAAGAAGAGTCAGACCCATGCCGTCCGAGAGATGCGACTCGACCTGGTCAACGGCACCAGCATAATCAACGTCTTGATACAGCAGATCGTAAACGGCAGAATAACCAGCATCAAATACCATAAAACCTCCTGATAGCTTCAATAACAAATTTCTGATCTTCAGCACTAATATCTATGCTGCTCGGCAGGTACAATCCGAATTCAGAAATGCTTTCCGACACCGGCAGGGGTCTTGTGGTAAACTGAGCGAGAACGGGTTGCATGTGTAAAGGATAGAAGAACGGGCGAGTGTCTATCCCATCTTTCCGCAACGCTTCAGCTAATGCTTTGCTATTTCTAGCCAAGATACCATACATCCAATAAACAGGATCACAACCGTCTCGAATCGACGGGCGAATCACCGAAAGCCCCTCTAAACCATCGTCATAAACATGAGCCATACGCTTTTTGGCATTTAGAAATTCACCGATCTGTGATACTTGTGCGCAACCAATGGCAGCCTGCATGTTTGTCATGCGAGAATTGCCACCAAGGCCGGTGTGAATAAACCTGTCAGCACCTAGTCCAAAGCATAAGTTCCGATAGCTTCTGACTTTGTCGGCGATAATGGGATCATCTGCCAGCACCATACCACCTTCGCCGGTGCTAATGATTTTGTTGCTGTAAAAACTGAAGCAACTGACATCGCCAAAAGACCCACATCGACGGCCTTTGTACAGTGCTCCGTGTGCCTCCGCAGCGTCTTCGATGACTAATAACCCATGATTTTTGGCTATGGCTGAGAGATGATCCATTGGAGCCGGATGACCATACATATGCACGACTATCATCGCGGCAGTGTCTTTATCTATTACCCTCGCAACGTCGTCGGGATCGATGCAAAAAGTGCTGGGGTCCACATCGACGAAGACTGGCACCAGGCCGTTTTTTATCACAGCGAGTGCGCAACTGATGATCGTGAAAGACGGTAAGAGCACCTTCTTCCCTACAGGTATGTCCAGGCTCTTGATCGCCAATTCAAGAGCCACAGTTCCGTTGGAGACAGCCATCCCATTGGCTCGGCCGCAATATGTGGACCATTCAGACTCGAATCGTTCGATGTAAGGCCCAGCTCCAATCCATCCTGACTTGGCGCAATCAGCCAGATATTGTAACTCTAATTCAGCAACATGTGGTGCGCAGACTGGAATCATAATATGATCTTCTCATCCTTGCCAAGATACGGCCCCTGCTTCACCTCTAGCATAACAGTATCCTGCAAAAATTCAAATGAATGTGCACCATCAAGTATGCAGAGAACGTCACCGGTCCTCAACTCAACAGTAATCACTACCACTCCCTCATCATCGTGGAAGTAGCATTTGCAAGTGCCTGTCTGGACCAGCAGCACTTCGGTGGTTCTTTCCACTTGCCTTTTCACCACTCTGTGGACGTGGCGTGGGATCTTCGAGCCCTTCTTATAAACTATATGGCCAACCTGTTGCGAATCATCAGGATGGGAGTAGAATGTTGTCTGATTAGGGACGGCGTCTTTTCTGAGCACGAATCCGTACACCCTGTCCTGGATGGCTAATGTGACTAGGGACGAACCATTCTCGATCATAAACTTTAGGAACCTCCACTACTCTTGGGTGGTAAACTCTCGCGTTAGGTGTGGCAAAGATCCTATGTCCTTGCCTTCTTGCAGCGCGGCAAAATCCTACCACTTCGTCATCGGCAAATCTTAAACCCGACTCTATGATGTTACGATGGAAGAAAGGCAATCCTACACTACTTACTTCAAATGGTTTAAGCCAATCGAAATTCCCAGTGAAAGGAGGATGGTTGTAAAAGTCATTGTCATTTAAGTCTCTATATCCCCAGGTGTCCCTGAAGAACATAGACGCTTCGAATAGCATCAAAGGAGCAATAATCCCGCGACACTCTTGTAATAATATAGGAATAATATTATCAGGCATCGCAATGTCAGAATCAATGATCATGCCAAACTCGGCATCAGACTCTAAAAACAACTCAAGGCCTATATTCCAGCACCTCGTAAGGCATTCTAGCCGATGTTGATTGATCTCGCTTTTGTAGTGCGGGTTGCCTTGGTCGAATTTTCGCAGCACAAGTGGGATTGACTTCGACGCCGACTCAAGAGCAGCAAAGGTATCGTCCTCACTGTCTCCTTCTACGCAAATTCTTATCAGCCGATCTGGCGTGAACCCATGCTGACGATATTCGGAAACGATGCGTCCAACATCAGCACTATTATTACGAAACAGGCTTATTAAAGCTACCTTTTTATCCATTTTCAAGCGACCCTACAGGTGAAAATTGGTCTGTCGGCCTGCCTAATCCAAGCTCATTCACCTCGGCAGCATGCTTTAAGCGATTCTTTAACCTTCTAGAGAATAAATCATGCTTAAGTAAATCATCGCCCGTGAATAGCAGCTCAGACAAGACTTCCACAACTGGTTTACGCACCACAGTAAATCGGTATTCATCGACGTCATATTGCGTAATGAAATACCTGAAATCACGGCAATTAAATTCGACTGAATCATAATAATTCTGCCTAGCAACTGTTATAGTGATTTCATCATTGACAAACCACATCGACCCATTCCCCGCTTTATAAGAATTAATGATCGAAGCGAAATACTTAGCCACACCGTAGAGCATATCCGTTTTAACAGAACGATCATCTTCTTCCACATGTCCCATCGCTTCTCCTAAACTGGTAAAATATACCGTTGATCACAAGCTTTATATTGGTGACCAATGATAGAATTAGATCGCATAAATCTTGGTTTGGTCCATCAACACAATTTTGACCCATCTACCAATACATACACCCTGCACAGGATTTACGGAATCTGTTCAAACATGATGGTGGCTATGCACGGTTTAGCCAAAATCATCTCACTTGGACACAATCCACAACGAATAATCTGGAAATTGGCTGAGTACGTTAATGATCTCAATCTTCACCCTTTGTTCTTTCAGCATACGAACAGGCACATCACACAAGACCAAGCCAAAAGGGTCGTATCCGAGCTTTACCCAACATCATACGGGTTATCTAACGGCTGGACATTATTCGACAGAGCATTGATCGAAAAAAACCTAGCCGCATTGAACGCACTAGCGGAGTTTTTCACGCCTAACTGGCTAGTCCGCGATGAATTGCTGAGGATCGTAAGCACCAACGACGTCGATCCACAAAACACGACTTTTATATGGGCAAGAGGGACTGACAAATTAAAGGAGCTTGCATTGCCGCAGGCTTCAGATTATGTAAAGCTGGCCCAAAAAGCGTCATTCGGCTCGAGAATCATTGTACAGACTGATGACCATGATTTAGCTGACGAGTTTAGGCGTTTCAAATATGCACTTGTGTTAGAAGAATTACCATTTACGCGTGGCGCAGGGTTTCATAATAATCTATGCCAAATGAATGATGTCGAATTCGTTAGACGCAATTCGATTACGAAATTTCAGTATATCGCACGATTCCTAGCATTGCTGCATTTATCGGCACGATGCAAGACATTCATCGGCTACCCTGGCAACCTCACCACAATGATACCAGCAATTCGCGGGACCTTTGAAGGCTGCTACCTGTTTAAAAACCAAAACGAATTAGTGTAGGCATGCATGGTGATAATTTCAAGTGCTTCCACGCGAATTAAGATAAGATTCTAGATCTTCCGGTGTCCCAAGACCATCCATTTTCAACACATCAAATGAAACAACTCGCCCAGCTCGAACGATCTGATTGTAAACTGGGGCATTATAAAATTCCCCATTTGTGCGGATATTTTCGTTGATCATTTTATATGCACCAGCAACGTAGTCTCTTGATTTTCTGAAATAATACACACCACACGTGGCGCGCTCTGAAATCACTCGTTTTTCAGCTACTTCCACGACTAAGCCATTCTCTTCTCTGACATAACTCCATTTCGGGTGATTAGCCCAGAACGTGAATATAATACCATCATATCCCTCAAGCCTCAGTGTATCAAAAGAGACTTGGTCGTACTCAATTAGCTGATCGCTATTGGCGATGATTAATTCTTCGTCAGTATCAAGATTCACGAAATCATTGACAGCTAAAACGGTACGCACAGCACCGTCGGTTAATTGTTTTAAGTTGCAGACACTAGTGTTCGGGCGCAGATTTTTAATGAGCATCCAGTCTTCACTATAAAGCTCAGCATCATCGACTCGCGTTACTAATACTGTTGAATCGCTTGCTGGCAAAGTCTGTAACACATGCGCAATCATAGGCTTGCCATCGATATTGATAAGAGGTTTTGGCTTATCATATCCAGCCTCTTTAAATCTTCTACCCTCTCCAGCCATTGGAACTACAAGTTTCATATCAATCCCTTTAATAACTCGATGGTGACTTCTTCTGGACCATCGACCCTTTTAACACACCAGGCACCACTTCGCACTGCTGCTTCGTAGCCGTTATCCGAATCTTCTATAATTACCACATTGCGTTTATCACCGGCCAACCGTTCGATGGCCAGAATGTAGCCCTCTGGGTCAGGTTTGGGATTATGAACGTCGGAATTAGTCACGATTTCGTCAAAAAGATGCTTCACGTCACTGTTAGCCAATATACGATCAACTGTCGCCGATGTAGAATTCGTAACTAGCCCAATCTTCTTACCTAGGCTGCGAAGCCATCGTAATAGCTCTTTTTTATTCTGATTGAGCTCTAATCCTTCGATTGCAGCATGTGTCAATTTTTGTTTTAATTCGTTAATTTTTACGATTTCGCCTTCAACGAATCCCAATTTACTAAGCTTTTCTTTCGTCGGCAATCCATTTAGCATCGTCTTGTGTGTCAGCAAGCTAATTGGTTCGTGGCCTAGCATCTCCAACGCCTGATTTAATAAGTTAAAATGCATCTCACATGTATCAATTAGCACACCATCAAGATCGAATATGAAAATATTCATAAGACTCCTTAGGTGTGACCGGAAATGCTCATATCATTGTTTACCGTACTGGTAGCGACCGTACCAGTCTACCCATAGCACATTGGGATCGTCTCTTAGCACCGGTCCGGCGTGCTCTCCAATCGCTTCTTTAAAGAACTTCACATCTTCAGCTGATGGTAGCTGGTTATTGGCTATGGCAAGAGGCACGCATTTCCTTAAGACTGGCACTCTGCTACGCCACAAATGAGTACCGAGCAATCCTTCACCATATAGGATACAACCGGATTCACATAGTTCTACAATATTTTGGAAGACACTGAAGTATTGGTGCATCAAATTTGACGGACCATATGCGAACCAATCACAAGCGGCGGCTTCTGTAGTTTCCCAAATATCTTCACAGACAGCCGGCAAGATTACTTGCTGGTTGGCATTCTCGAAAAAATTAAGATCACCAAGCAAGCAATCAAAACGCAAGCGTACTATGGCATCAAATTGGCCATTTGTATTTTCGTATTCTTTGATAAGTTCACTGCAACAATGCATACTATAAAACATTGAGATCGGACCTACCGTCGCAGCGTTGCGAATATGATACGGAACTTTGGCAAAGATGCCTTGAAAAAGATCAAGTCGTTCTGCAAATGTTTCTATTTTGGCGCAGGCCACATGAGTATATTGGCTAATGATGTTAGCGGCTGAACCATCAGCCTCAAAGGCATAAGGCGAGAACTTCCAACTGTGTTCATTTAACAGTTCACTGTTTTCCCAGCAGTGAATGAAAACAGTTATATCATACGTATCTGACAATTTTCTGATGGTCTGCAAAGACCGGCTCCAGAATTTTAATGAGCCAGATAGATTAACGGCCAGTCTCTTGCGATTCATCTGTCACCGCCCACGAGTCAGTGTTATCCAAAATCGTCTAGCGCATTGGTCGAAGGACCGATCATTCTTGTCGACCCAGTCATAATGATGTCCGGCATTAAGTCCAGGGTCATCGAATCACATGCGCGCCCAAACGACACATCGCAGCGCCAAAAAAACCATTCATTGGACCTAATTCTAAAACGCTTTTGCCTTTAAAGAATGATCTTCCAAAATGCCTTAATAGCCAGTTTAAGCGATTCCGCTGCCAGATAGGCCAGTATGTAGTGTTGATATCGTCCATATTTCGCTTACCACTTTAAGCTAAATTCTACCAAAAACTAACTATCAGTGCGTCCGAGTGGCTTCCCAAGGCCATTGCGGTATTGTTCTGCATATTCGTTTCTTATGCTTTCGCATAAGTCCAACACTTCTTGCCGTGATTCCTCATCACAGTCTGAATCTTCATGCATCGATGCGTCAAACAATTGAGTTTGCGATATTGCTTTGCTGTCTCTTGTGATTATAATCACAGGCCCGAAATCGATGATAAAGCTAGCACTTACTGTTGTGTCCCACGTACACCATTGTGCGTCTTGTCCGATCTTTGCCAGCGATTCTGCATTGGTAACAATGTAGGCTCTAACTGTTGCTTGTTTGCCTCGCTTAATACCGAACCCTTCGGTTGCTTTGAATTGTCGTACTTTTTTCACACCTGGAAAAGATGCCCTGACATCGTCCTCATCAAGATTGTCGAGTAAATCAACAAGATCTGTGTATGAGTATTTGTTAATGTCGTTTGTTGGCAAATGGGATGGATATTTCTTTTTAAACGACTCAAATTTCTGCAGTAACGATTGTAGCCTATTCGACAGTTCGTTCGTCACATCATTATTTAAAAGAATTTTCATAACCCAGCTAGCATTTCGATACCCAGGATCTATCGAAGACACCATCTCCCTGACTTCAGGGAGGGTCTTGCCTGTCTTGACTGCCAGCTTACTAGCAAGTGATTTATCAAAGGCTTCATTAATGCTTGTGAGTCTCATTTTGACCCCTACAGCGAAGTACACATAACTTCATGATTCACCAACATTTTTAAAATTTGAACTAATGTCTGCTGCCCTTCTTTAATACTTCCACAAAGTATTCGAGCGGCGCCTTTTTGCGATTCGGAGACAAAAGTGGGCATTTAGATACAGAATAATTATCCTCCAGAAAACTAGTCATCGCGTTGTCACAATGAAGGACGACTCTATCCGAATTTGCAAGACATTTTTCGACGAGCGGCTGAAAAAATGAGGTGCACCAATTGGAAAATGTGCCATAATTAATATTATCAAGATAATTTTCCTTATTATGAAACGGCGTGCTGGTCAAAATAAAATCAGATCGGCCCCACTCGTATTCTTGGTACTTGACATTGTGTAATTTAAAATTATGCTGTTTAAGATGTTCTCTTAATCTAACCAGACCAGGAAAAGAGACGCCTGGGTCAATTCCAACATAATCTAATCCTCTCAGGTGAGCGGCAAGCAACCTGTTGCCCCAGCCAGCGCAAGGATCAAACCAGACACCTTTCAGATTAAACCATTCTAAGGCTGCCATGATGACCGGCACACTCAACAAAGAGGCCATCGTAAATCCAGCAAACCTCAATTCACGGATGAGCCGAGCCGGCGTCAATGGCTTATCAGGAACAAAAAAGGCTTTCAAAGCTCGCTGTACAGTCTTAGGGTGCTTAACCAACTCTGATATTGATGGCGATCCATTCTGCCTAATTCTATAAATGATCGGCTGATAATTAGCTATCAGCTTGTTGCCAGGCGCTAAGCCAGTTTTGATACCAACATTCTGAATCATATAGTTCGATAAATTTATTGCCTCACATGCTTGGTAATCTTCTTCTACATCGTATCTCGGATTAGCCCACCCAGACTGCAATATGTTTTTAAGAAATGCCTCTTTAAGTTGGTCATTAGGATCATTTGGCAAAGCAAACGATGCGATGCTTTGCCAAGAGAAGTCGTTTGTCTGCACGGCTTGCTGGAACTTCAAGAATTTACGTTCCAAATAAACAGTGGCATCCTTGTAAGCGAATTCATAAAACGCCTTCACCCTATTAACATTAGACCAACGCAAGTCATAGCAAGCCGATCTCTTCCTAACTTCAGAGTGTGGGCCACCGTGACTAATCATCAAGTCACGCATCAACTCCAGCATTTTCTCATATTTGCAAACTATATTGGCGTACCAACGACGCTTCAATCTGTGCTTCCTAGCCTGTGAACTAATGCAGCCATCACCATCAAAATAACCACGAGTAAAGTGATGAAAGCTTGCTGCTGGTATCAATCTAAGAATATCGAAGCCAATGCCGCGCTTAAAATCAAACCAGCCACAATCAATCAGTCGAGAAGTCAATGGCTTGTCATTAAATACTATTATCTTACGACTGTGACCATCAGCCACCGAGTGGTAGATTTTTCCTTTGTAATTAATGAATTCAGCGAACTTTGTGAGGTGCTCTTCATCTCTATCTTGTAACGACAATCGCAACGCTCTGAATGTACCACCAGATTTAGCTATGCATCCATCGGCAAGCAAAAAACCGAGCCAGTAAGCCGAATCTTCCCTTGTCAAATCATCAAAAGCACCTGAAGCTATTTGAAAATCACGCGTGCCATTGCTATTCCCATGTAGTCCTAATTGCTTCATTTTTCGTCTGACCGACGACACACTAATACCAAGGGATTGAGCCATTTCACGCTGAGTCAATCCGGATCGATGCAGTGCTTCTATATCCATTGTGTCTCCTTGAATACTTCTATCAATAAAATACATTTGATTTGGAGTTGGCGTTCGATAGAAGTATTCAGGCAGCAGATATATACGACAACGGCCTCCATTTCTGGAGGCCGTCTCGAAGCTTTAGTAAAGCTTATTGATTACAGGTTAGAAACGTTGATGGTGCCGTAGAACAGTCCACCATCCTCAATGAGCTTCTTGCCGTATCGGGTCATGATGCCCTTGTTCGGCGTGAAGCTGTTCGGGTCGAGCACGGTTGGGGTGCTCAACAGTGGGATATAAGGCGCATAGAAGTAGCCGGCGTCGAGGACGCTGGAACCCTTGAAGCCCAAGAGAATCTTGCAGTTCGGGAACAGCGGATCCTTGTAGAGCTTCATCTTGCCCTGAACGGTGCCCACGCTCATGATGCCAACGTCCACACCTTCGGTGGTGAAAGCATCGGAAGCGCGGAAGTCGTTCAGCTGCTCGAACTTGCTTGCGATGTCAGCGCTCATCACCATCCAGTTGGCGGGGCCACGCAGGGTGGTCCGATGGATGATGTTGGCAACTTCCAAGGTCTTGTACATCAGGGCGATGTTACGATCCGTGAAGTTAACCGAAGCACCAGCGGCGGTCGCGAAGTTGTGGCTTGCGCGGATGCTCGCGCTGACGATCAGATCGTTGATGATTTCACGATCGATCTCGGCGACCATTTCGTCAGCCATCAGGTCGGTCAGGGTGCTCTCGGCGTCGATGTTATGGACAGCCTTGAGGTCCTGCGCGGCTTCGAGGGACCAGGAGGTCTTGAGCTTACGGGTGATGGCGCTGACGCTATCACTGTCGATGCTCAGGGTGACCTCGGGCTGGAAGGGGTTAGATTCCAGGTCGTACTCGTAGTTAACGCGAGCAACTGCCCCAGCCGGCAGGCTACCCGCGCTAAGGGTGATCTTAGCGAGACCAGTGCTGTGGTTGAAGGAGGTCGCACCAGGGGTGGTGGTGTCAACAGCAATGGTGCTGGTGAACTCGGTGCAGTCGCCGATCAGGACGGCGTCGGCGGAACCGTCGCTGTCGAAGCTGACCCGCAAGCAGGGGGTCGGATCGTCGCAGTTCGGGGCGGCGTCGGCTTCGGAAGCGAAGCACTCGACCACCACGGTGCCGGCGAGAACCGGACGGTGGGCCAAGGTGGCCTGAACAAGGGTGCCACCGGTGATGGTAGCGTCCTCGCCACGGACTTCTTGGCTGGAGTAGTAGGGGTCCAGCGCGAAGCCGTTGTTACGGCTGAACGCTTGGGCGGTGTTCTGCCGCATGATCTGAGTGCCGGCAACCGTCTGGCCCTTGGTCAGAGCGTAACGATAGCGGATGTAGAAAATCAAGCTGGCAGGCTGGCTCATCGGCTGAACGCCGACGAGGTTGTCAGCGATGAGGCGAGGGTAGGACTTCCGGATCAGCGGCAGGGCGAACCTGGTGAAGTCGGCGATGTTGGCGGTGGTGGTCTGATCTTCGAAGATCACCGAACGCTCGTTCGGGTTCCACGCCTTGTACTGGTTCTCGAGGATGGCGGCCATGAGCCCCATCTTCTGTTGTGGCACTTCGCGGCACTTGCCGAGCACTGGGCTCCACTTCTTCACGAGCTGGTTCTTCTTAGCTTCGTGAATGACTTGGGCCTTGTGGGGATCGGCGGCTTCGGTCATGACGCCAGCGCTCAGCTGACGGTTCTGACCAATGAAACGAGACTTGTTAGGCAACATTCGTAACTCCTTGGAATTAACCAATTAGATGAGATCTTCGTCAATTGCGGCTGCGATGTCGGTGACAGCGAAGCCGTTTCCGTTGGTGCGGGTTAAGGGGGTGTCGCGATGCGGGACTCTCCTCTCCTGGTTTTCCACGAGAGTCGCCCGTGTCGAGACCGGTTGCACCGAACGCTTGCGAGTGTCGAGTTTGCGCCCTTCTGAGATGGGCGCAGGGCTTCCGACTCGCTTCTTTAGCGAAGTATTTTCGGTTACGAGCTGCCGGTTCTGACGGAGCACCTTCTCAGCGATCGCCGTCTGGCGGTTCGCCTTTTCGATAGCGCGGGTGCGCTCTTCGTTAGCCAGCCTAATCTGAGCTTTGGCCTTCTCAATGACCGCGCCGGCGAGCTTGCTTCCCTCAGCCTTAAGGTTGATGCCTTCAAGAAGGGCATGCACCTTGTTCAGCTTCTCTTGGGCAACACTCTCGGCCATGGCGGCTTGCTTTGAAGCCTGGGCCTCGATCGCAGCTGTCTTCGCCTCACAGAAGATCTGAAGACGCCGTGCAAGCTCACGCTTATGGGCCTCAGTCTCTTCCACGCAGACCTTTTTGGCCTGCTGAATACGAGTGGCGAAATCCTTCTCGTATTGTTCCTTTAAGCTGGTCTTATACTGGGCAAAGGATTCACCGATAGCTTCTACAAGCTCTGGGTTACATCCGGCCTTGGCGAGCAAATTCTTAATCTTATCCATTGTAAGTCTCCACCCGTCTCTAATAATTATTTTTGCGTGACACCCTTAAAAACCGTGCAATCAACCTAAGATCGCACATATCTTTATGTTACCAAATGATTTAACCTCTGAGATCTATCTTGTCCGGCCTTACCGCTGCCGCATCAGCCATCACCTGATCTGAAAGTCTTTTTAATGCAGCGATCACCCTGCGAATCGCATCGCCTCGATCGGTGATCCCTTTGGCTTCTCCATTTTCCATAACAGCCAAAGAGTACAATCTTAGCAAATCAGCCATTGAATAAAATGGGCCAAATTTAGACATACCTATTACAGTTTTTTCTGCCCAAGCTGGATCAACAGTAACCCTAGGATCCCCGAATTCTGATATTAAGTCGCTCACGTTATAAAGTTGAGGGAAGTCATTTCCCTGGTATTTGAAAACCTTGATTATATTCTCATAATCACGAGAAGACGCCACTCCCCTTATTGCATCGCGTAGAGTGTTATAATAATGTTCTGACGCTGCATCTAACGCCTTTAACTTTTTCAGATAAGGATAATTAGCTCTATCCTGGTCTGAATTGCCAGATTTTTGAGCTTTATACAGTCGAAGATAATCTGTCAATGGCTTAGCTGCATCACTTCTGACGTTTGTGGCAACTGGCGGTTCGCCAGCCGCAGCTTCGATGTCGTCGTCTGTGACTTCGGGGGAGTCTTTGACTTCGGGGGAGTCTTTGACTTTGGGGGAGTCCGTCCATTTGTAAGAGTTAGCTAGAAGTTGCCTGCCAGGTCCGTCGACGAAGTCGTACGAGAACCGCTCGATCTCTCTGGTAACAGTGCTCGTCATCGTGTCGATGAAGTCTTTAGGGAGGCCGACGTCTTTGGCGGGCAATTCTGGGAAAGCCATTGACCTAATTTGGTTTAGATCTCCCTTTGTCATTGCCACCCTGTTCAGCAGCTCTTTCGAGCTTGCATACTCATCATATAGCTTCATCACATAGTCTGCAGCTCTGACAAGTGCTGGGCGCTGTTTTATTTTAGCTAATGTGTCTTCGAGCGACTTAGTCTTCAGAATAGTCCGAAATATGAAGAATACCATATCGACGAATTCGGGCTCTCTGGACTGCAAATATTTTTCTAATTCGGTAATGAAGACTTCTTTGTCGCCTTCTTCTTCTATAAGAAGCCCGAATAGAGAAATGTCGTCATACCGAGAGAGACACTCTACCATGGCCCGCGCTGCCGCCTTGGCCGTGGACAAGACCATTGCCCTGTTGATAAGATCGACAATTATCATGATTTATATTTATGCGAAAGCTGTTCTAGCGTATTTGATGAAGCACAATTTTTTACCGCCGAATTTTTTCACATAACCATTGCGCTCTGCAAATTCAGATTCAGTCATCGACATTTTTGTGGCTCGGTTGTAAAGTGTTTTTTTATGCATGGCGTAGCCGTCGCCATCGACATACCAATAATCAGCATCAACTTCATGGTGCAATGTAAATCCCAGGGCCTTATATATTGTTCCACGATGTCCTACCGTTGTGTCAGCATATGCAACATAATCATTATTGTCGAGCATTTTCATGGTCTTGGTTACCAACCATGATGCGAAATTTCTTTTATGATAATTTGGATGTATGCAGACTCTCGAAATTTCGAGCAATTTTTCGGACTTAAATTGGGCCGCGATGTTCTGGCGAAGAGGACTGCTAAAAACTACAGTCCCAATCAGTTCTTCGCCAGCGAAAGCACCAAACGCTTTGCCCCATCTTCCAGCCCCTATATAGTGATAAGAGTCCAGAAAACTGCGTAATTGTTTTGCATCGACTTCTCTTATCGATAATTCTGAGAAATTAAAGTCGATCGATTGAATTCCGATGCCGAGGGCAGTCTTAATTCTATCCAAAACCCTACCAGCACTATAGAATTCGTGCTCCCACACATACATGATACTATATTGTGGATGATACTTTTCGATGAAAGTGAACTTAGCCCTGTCAGTCCTCTGAGTACGTGGTAAAGAATGCCAGTAGTCGCCTTGGCATTCTATTAGCAATCCGCCGTTAGACGCATTTGGAATTAGACAGTCAAAATGATAATAGCCGATTTTAGTCTCTTCACTTTCCTTTATATAAGTCACCTTCAGGTCGTCAAGATACTTGTATAGCATGGTTTGGATTGAACTGAGCTTGTTTAATTGTGACAGCCTAGCATCAGCCATCTTAAGCTTCGCATCTTCTTTAGCCATGCCGCTGGCATGCTTTGCGATATAATCGGCGTCCTGCCAGAGCATTTGACTCTGCTTGCTCTTCAACTCCCTATAACTGTCAACGTTCCAAACCGACCTGATCGATTCTGATAATCTTGAAAGTCTTTCGGAATCAGCCCAGATCTCCTTAGATGTCTTTCTGCGCTTCTCGATTGTAGACGATCTAGTCTTAGACCACTTTTCTCTGTAATCAGCAGAGATCCATCTTTCCTTCGCTAATTGCGATATTTTGCGCCTTCCCTCTTCACTCGGTCTATTACGAACTACAGTGAACTTGCCTTCCTTGTGCCCCTGCACCATGGCGCAGCGATGGCAACGCCAATCTTTGAATCTTGAAGGCCGGTACTTTTGCATTTGCCTTGCGTCGCAGTCAATGCAACAATATTCTACCATTTCACCAGTCTTATGTGGATTTTTACTTCGACTGCAGCTATTGCAAATGTGGGTGCATTTCCTTTTAGCGACTAGATATAGCTGCTCACGTCTTTTTTTGCAAGACTCACATTCTACTATTACTAAGTCTTTATTTTTCGGATTTAATTTCGACAATTGTAACATCAACATGATTTGGTCCTCTTAAGTATATTTACTCAAGAGGACCAAGCTACGTATTCGTCAGTGATTATTTCAGACCGAAAAAATCATTAATTTCGCGCACCAGCATCGCCTGGTAGATTTCCTTGCCAAAGCGAGCCTTATTCTCATGAATAGGCTTAGTACGCTTCTGTAACGATTCCTGGATATTAAGGATAGCACCGCTAACTGATGGCTCAGCGACTGCGTCCCAAGTGACGAAAGCATATCCAGGCATCACTCGATAGTATTCTCTTCCGTTGGACTCTTGGATCTCCATGTCGCCGACGCCACGGCTGCTGATGCCTACTTCGACCTTGTGCTCAAACAGGCCGCGCAGGCAGGCGCCTAGCGGCAGCTTGTGCAGTATTTCTGCTTCGCCAAAGACTTTCTTGCCTTCGATCCACAGCTTGGTGATCACGTGGCTGACGCGATCGAGGTGGATCTTAGCATCAGATGGATGGTCGTACTCGCCAAGAACGGCGCGGCGGTCGACATCCTTTTGGATAGCCTCAACGGCTGGTCGTAGCACTTCCCTAGTGCCGTAGGTTCGCAAGTTGGCATTGGGCTTGTCGCCTTCTTGGAACAGTCCGGTCACTTTCATGACCCTCTGTTCCTTACCGTTTGCGTCTTCGACCACGACGTTCTTCTTGTCCAACACCTTGAAGTTGAAGGTGTCGCGGATGAGTTTCATGCCATCTGGCAACTGGCCGGTCTCTGCGATGAGCCGGCGCATGTCAGCGATGTTTCTGTTCATTATTTCGCCTTCCCTTGGTGCTTGGTGCCGGTACCGTCATCTTCCTTGGGGTCGGTATCGAAGCCTTCAAGGTCATCGCCAGAGAATTCGGGCATGTCTGCGTCTGTTACCTTCCGCTTGTCGTCTTTGACGTGCTTAGTGTAGCCAGTCGAACCGCCCTTACCGATATCCTTGTCTTCAGCGATGCCCTCTTCGTCGTCTTCCATGTCGCTCTCAAATGCCTCGTCGGCATCTTCGACATCGTCAACTTCCTCGTCAGAGTCGCCATCTTCTTCGTCGACTTCGATCTCTGCGTCCATCGAGGAGAAGTCTGGCATTTCCTCAGTGTCGGCATCGAATGATGGCATGTCGTCAGTCTTTACTGCGACCGTGTCGACAGGCTTCATCTCGTCTTGGTTGACATCGACGTCACCGTCGACATCAACTTCAATACCGCCATTGGGCTTGGTCTTAATGGTCACAGAAGCCTGTTCGCCGGCACCCATGTCGCCATCGAACTCATCGTCGATTTCTTCGACTTCCTCGCCAGCGTCCATATCCATGTCGGTTTCGTCATCATCGACGCCTTCTTCGGCACCGTCCATTGGCTCTTCATCGCCACCGACCTCATCTTCAAGGTCTGCGTCGAAGGCCTTCTCGTCCTCTTCGTCCGTGGACTGAAGCTGGTCGAGGCTCTCTTCAAGCCACACTTTGAATCCGTTATCTTGGGTGCCTGGCCTCACCGTCAGAGAAGTCGGGACGGGAATCACCGTCTCGCCATCCTCGCTGATGATGACCATGTCGCCATCTTGCCTCTCTAGGAGGAAGTTAACGCCCAAGAAGGACCCGACGTTCCCAGACTTCGCCTTGACCCACTGAATGCTTTCGTGGGCAACTGCCGACTTCTTGATGCCGCGCTTTTTCATTTTCGGGGACTTGTATTGAGATTCGGCGACGCCTTCTTCGTCCTCATCGTCCTCGCTGTCTTTCTTCTCCCATGGCTTGCCACCGCTCTTGCCTTTGGCTTTTTCGTCCTTGTCGGCGAATTTTTCCCAAGGCTTGTCGCTGTCCTCTAAATAGACCGAGATGATGCGCTCGATAGTCGCTTCAAGCTGAGAAGCCGGTATTTTGTAGCCAGCTTTGCGCAGGGCGGACTCAGCGATGGCCTCGAGAGCTTCGTTAGTGCTCTTGCCCTTCATCTCGCCACGAGCGACACTCTCTTGCACCAAGGCGACCACCTTGCGAACAGCGTCCTTCTCGCGAATTGCTGGGCTGCCATAGTCGGCCATAGTATGGCTCAGCGATGCAGCGATCTCAGCGTACGGGTCACTAGATTCCTTAATCGCCGCTCGCGAATTGCGACTCTCAGGAAGCGGTGTGCGAGGTGCGCCAGGTGCCGGTGCGGCCGGAGCAGGAGCTGGGGCTGGTGCTGCACCAGCTTTCGGCGCGCCAGGAGCACCTGGCTCTGCTGTGGGCTCTGCTGGAGGTTCTGCAAGTAATGCTTCCAGCTCGTCATCAGTATCGCCGGCTGGAGACTCTGGCGGAGCCATTTCTGCCGATTTCTGCTCGGGAGCAGTTGCTTCACCACCAGTTTGCACAAGCGGAGCGTTGATGTTGATCACGACTGGTTGTTGGCTGCTGGCTTTTTCATCGGCCATTGGCGTAGGTGCTTCGCCTGGCAGCTGGTCGAAAGTGTTCAACGTTTCGTTAGCAGCGAGCTCTTCTTGAATGGTTGCGATGAGGTCTTCAGCCTCAAATATCGCGTTGTCGTCGAAATCCGGACGCTGCAATCTATTGATGAGATTGCTGAGTTTGCCACTTAGATCGGCACTTTCCTTGATCCTCGGAGTGCGGTCTCTAAGAACTTCTAGAGTCGTTGCCAAAGCATGAGCGGCGACATCTTTGTTGCTCATCGTCTCGAAAACGACTTGGATGAACTTGTCGTAGCTGTTCTCGAAGTTCTTGCTATCCTTAAGAGTCATCACGTTCTCGATGAGAATCGGATGCTCAGAGTTTTTGGCAATGTTTTTCCATTCCTTAAGAATGGTGTCGCGATTAACCCGGAGATTGGTGCGATGGAATAGCAGCGAGGTGTCGTCGCACAGCCTCTGGTTGAAGACGCCACGCGCTGCGAGTGCATTTTCCACCAACGTTTTGGTCTTGGCGGATCCGAGAAGCGTGAACTCTTCGTTTTCGCGCAGAAAATCAGAAACATACTTCACGGCGGTTTCAATCTTGCCTTCGCTGACCAGGTTGGCCAGTTTGACCATGCGGTTCTGGAATCCATCGGACAAGAAAGCCTTTTCAGCGGCTTCACGCATGGTGCGAGCGACAAGTTTTCGCCCAGCCCATTTAGTAATCGGCAGATGAGTGAGATTGTCGCCAAAATAGCCGGCAACGACTTGTCCGTTTTCCACTAGAACCTTGTCTTGGAAGTGCTCAACGATCGCTTTCACGATCTTGGCCTTGTAACTGCCTTCCTTGATGCTTTCGTTGTGCAGCTTGACTTTGCGAGTCACACCGTCTCGGCAACGCACTACTCCGCTCTCTGGGATTGCACGCCCGGAGAACCGTTGAGCCTTCATGCGGTTAAAGGCGGCTTGCATGCCACGCTGATCATTCTCTTCGATGGCATCGATGAGCTTAAGGCATGACTCTTCAAAGAGTCCCTTCTTCTCTTGCTCTACAATCTGAATCGGCCGAATATGGTTGATTACCACCTTGCCATGCTGCCGACTGTGGTCAGCAACAAAGTATTGCTTGTTTTGAACATCTTCGAAGTACAGCTCTTTTGCGAATAAAGCTGTTAGCCGGTAGTCTTTCTTGACTTGGCGGCCCATCTCCTTGACGTGATCTTCGAAAAACGTCAACTTGGCTTGGGCCGATTCGTTTAATGCACCAAGGAATTTTCGGCTATCCATGGTGATAGGGTCAGACTGCCGAGCATTATTATTCCAAGCCATGTTAAACTCCTACAACAACAGCCGTTAAATCTAGTTTTGATCAACCGCAAGGTAAAATCTACATATTATATGTTTGTGCGCAGTGCTTTGATATACTAGTTGAGCATGAGTTCTACCTAAATGCGATCTTCGCTAACTCAATTAGCAATTCAACCACAAAGACAAAAGCCAAGCAGATCAGCACTGGCAGAAAACCGTAGTTATTGGGCTTCATCTTTCAACAATATCCCCAAAGTATCCTTAATAGCTTGCTCTCGATCAGCTTGCGGAATCGACACATTATATATCATTTCATCAGGCAGATTCAAATCGCCTCTGACGAATTTTCTGCTAAGGCCGTCGAGCTCCTTGCTCTCAAGGATATGATTATAGCAGCTGCTCAGATCGCCAGTCACACCGCTTACTTTATCATTCCATTCAGTCAGCAATTTTTGCATCTTCTGCTTTTTCTCAGCAGCGGCAGTTTCATTGATTATTCGTTGTTCAGCGGCATAGTCATAACCCCTAATATTGCCTTCTTTCAGCCCTCCACCGGCCTCTCCACCTTTTTCTGGTGCTTCTGCCGCCGGCTCTTCAGCACCTGGCACATCGATACCAGCCATCAGATCTTCATCACTAGCCGGTTCAGGCTCAGCACCCAAGTCAGCCAAACCGCCACCGCCGCCACCACCCCCGCTTGGTGCATTTGCATCGTCTTCAATTTCTTTGAGTTCTTGTATTTCATCTGGGCTGAGGTCTGTAAAGTGCGTGACAATCCATTCCTTCGGAAACCATCCCAGATCCTTTAAATCAGCCATCACACCAGTTCTAGTCTGCCAGGTCTCGATCCGATATAATTCTTCCATAGCACTAGTAGCAGTTAGTGCTATTTCGAATCCCTTTAAATCCTCCACATCATAACCGCGCAATGCTAGATGAACTATAGCGACTTTCGTCAGGCCAGTCGCCACTTCCCTCTGGATCCATTGCACTGCCTTGCTAAATTCACTATGGCTCTGAGATAGCGACTTCTCGCTGGCTTCGCCCGCACCTTCACCGATACCCACTCTGCTAAATGGTATCTTCATAGGTGCTATCATTTTCTTCTTGAAGTATTCAATATCCGCGATCTGATCTAAGTTTTCAGCCCCAGGCAAAACGTCAACATCTGGCCCAGTACCATCAGGCCTCCTTGGTAGGAAGAAATCATCTTCCTGAATAAGCGGCGAGTATCGTTCGTCAAAAGTGCCGGTCGATGGGTTATAAAAACGTTGGCGTTTAAAGTTCCGTGCAATCATCTGCATGTATTCGGGCACTTCCTTTGGTGGTATCATGCCAACTGGGATCGTGAATTTACGCTTTTCAGGAGCCCTTGTGATCCTATAAATCAATGCTGCATCTTCCATTAGCCGCAACTGCTTGAATGCCTTTCGCCCACCATCTAAGATCGACTTGCCATATGGTGCGTAAAGATTTTCGAAGTTGGTCAACCTCAGGTGCATGACCTGCCAAGGGTGCATGAACAGTGGCTTCGGCCACATACTATCCATAAAGAAAAATCCAACCAAGTCACCATATCTT